CAAACGCCAAATCACGTTGCGCACGTGCCAAACGTTCCGCATCGTCTGCGGCTTTCTTGGTTGTGTTCCTGCCGTCCTCGGTTGCCCCGGAAACCTTTTGCAGAACCGCCGCCAACTGAATTGCTTCCGCCCTAATATTTTTCAACGCATTTGTATATGCGTCTGAAAGTTCATCCAATTGCTTTATCAAATCAGTAATCGAATTATCGGGGCTTACCAAATCAGAATATTTAATTGGGTTGTTGTTATCTGCCATATATCCGACTATTTGTTTTTGTTATTTTCGGGCAATTTGCCCTACAATCAATTTTCTTTTCTCAAATGTATAATTTATCGTCTGAAAAATAAAACACCTTAAATCGCCTTATTTTGGCTTTTTCTGCTTGCTTTTTTCGCTTGCTCCTTAATGTATTCAAATGCGTTGTAATATTCCAAAACGGTAAACGATTTTGGGTTTACGTGCAAATGTTGGGACAACATCAAACACATATTTTCAAACTGCTTGTCGTATTGTATTTCCACGCTATCCGACCCGCTAAACGATTTGGGTTTTGTATAAGTCAACAACAACGTCGTAATATGGTCTATTTCTTCCCGTTTGTCGCTTTCGTCCCCCTTTATTATCGCATCCAACATTAACATCGTGCGTTGCTTCAATTGGTCGTAATACTCTTTAACCGTGGCGTCGTCGAATAGTTTAGGAAAATACAATTGCAATTCTTCATCTATTTTTTTTTTGACCGCTTCCAATTGGGCGGTCAACTCGGCGTTCGGCGCATCGGCGAATAAATCCAATACCTTTTGCAAACCGTCCGCCGTCATATCGTTGTATTCGGTTCCGTCCACGGACTTAACCAAACAGGCAAACGCCAAATACTTTGGCGATATGGCGGATTGGACGAAATAAACGTTTTGCCGCAAATTATCCAATTCCTTTTCCGCCAAATCCGGCTTTTCCTTTCGGATAAACCGGATTGCCTTTTCAATATGCGCATCCCAATCGTTCAAATCCGACCCAACCCCGGCGTCGATAAGCAACATTTTGTTATATGCGTGAAATCGCAAAATCGGCAATTCGTCGATACTGTCGTACAACACAACCGCCCGTTCCCCTATCTTTGTCGTTTTCATAAGAGTATGCGGGTTATGACTGTTGAACAAAACGGAACCAATAACAATGCCGGGTTCCCGGTGCATATAGCAAACAGGACGGACAAAACGACCCCCGCCCACCATGATAAGCAAAAGCCGCAATTGAACATCTTAACAAAAAAGTCGTTGCCGTGAACTTGGACGTACTCAATAACGCCCCACTTTTTTAACAGGGCCAACAGGAACGCCGCCACGGTTGCCACGACCAAAACCCAAATAATGAAAGTTACCATATCGTTAAATGTTACAAGGTTGATTAACTGACAATACACCCTCAAAGCGAAAACCGCCGAACGGGTGCATTAAAAATTGATTATCTATTTCGTCCAACGTAAACCCACGGTACACGTTTTCCGCCAACTCATAAATCCGGTTTATTACAATCGTCCCGTCTTTCAGCCAAAAACCGCCATTTAGGACGGTCAATATTTCGTTCTTCAATGCCTCGGTATTCCGGTTGTTGAGTTGACCGGGGTAAACCTTGCGCAAATCGAACCAAACAATAAGGGAAAACGGGGCTTTAATCTCGCTTTGCTCTTTGGGAACCCAACCGACCGTTTGCGGGTCGTCTATCCAAAAGAACGAAAAATTGCCAATATTGGCATCCGGGGAAACGTCGATATAATCATTGTCGCCTCTCCATTCCGTCCCGCCCGCATATACGTTCGGGGTATAATAGCGTTTGCCCTGTATCACTTTGGCGATACGTTGCGCCCGCCCAAATGCGATGTCCAACCAATCGACGTTATCCATTAACCCGGTTTGTATGTTCCCCAAAACCCGGTCGATTAAAACCGGGTTGGGAATTATAGGGGTTGTTCTCTTATTCGTTGCCATATAATACGTTTTTTGCTTTCTTCATTAAGTCCGGGAATATATATTGCCAAATCAACGCCGCAATATTTTCGTCCGTCAATCCCAATATTTGCCGCCCGTACTTTTTTATTAAGTCCTCCGTTTTGAAATCCGACGCTTTTATTTCAAACTGTTTGTCGCCGACTTCCAAAAAAAACGACGCTTCAAAATCCCCGGTATCCCGTAACGTTACCCGGTTTGTCGGTTGTCCCTTTTCCTCCTTTATGGCTATCGTCAACGGCGAATACGGGGCGTAATCCATAATATCCACGCCCAAACGGTTAATACCTTGTTCAAACAATTGTTCCTCGGCATTCATATCAACAATATAGGCGTCATTGTCCCAAATGATTTGTTGAATGTATGCGCCGGACGATAACCCGTTGTTGAACGTGGCAACCCGGTTGCGTAAATCCTGTATTGACTTTAACCCCGCCATAATCTTACGTTGTCCGGTATTTTACACCGTGGTTATTACAAGTAAGGCAAATACGGTCGATACCCTGCGTATCCAACCGCAACGCCTCGTATGCTTTTTTAAGGTCATAACCCAAACCGCCGGGGCGACCCTCAACGTTGCCGTCCAATTCGTAAAGAATTTCCAACCGGGTTGCGTTTACTTGGTTCCGGTTTACCTTAACATCGGGGTTCATTGCCAACGTGCGCAACATGATTGCGGCGACCTGTCGTTGGATAACCGTTTGGAAAATTAGCCTTTCCTTAATGATAAAATCCGTTAGGTCGCAACCAACGGTTATTTCGCAATTCAACCCGTAATTCTGCGTATTGGTGTACATCGTCAACGCAATATCCCACAACTCCGGGTATTCGTCGAATGTTTCCGGGGCGTTCATCATAAACGGGGATACCTGTAAATACTTGGTTATTTCCCGCCAACGCTCCAAATCAACGTAACCCGTACACGTCCCGCACGGCTCCCGGCTCCAATCCTTTGTCATGTTAATTGCCTGCATCCCGGCGGGCAAATCGTTTTGGTTGTAACAAAGGAACCACGACCCCCCGGCGTTGTTTCCGGTACTGATATACGGCAAATAACAATCTTTCAACGGGAACCATTGAAAACCGCCGTTTGTCTGCGTAAAATTCAAATCAAACGTCTTTATCGGGTCAATTTGGGACGAATGGAAAAGATACATACGAACAACCCCGGTTGCGCCCGTCATTTGCAACCCGATTTGTTCGATTTTCATTGTTACGCCCATAGAACGAACCGGGACAATTTCAAACCCGACTAATTTATGATTATTCGGCAACGTCGCCCGGATACGTCCCGCACCGTCAAAGAACGTGCGCCGCTCCAACAGGTTCTTTGTTTCCTTATCCAATCCCTTTATTTGCGTGAATGTTTGTACCATTTGCGCAATACCGTTACGGGTCAACCGCTCCAAATAATCGGAAATGAAATTGTACGGTTGCCAATAGGGGTTGCCGTAATCGTTGTTGAAATCGTCGTTAAAATCACTTGCGACGGGTTCGACATTTTGGTTGTCCCGGCGGGCAATCCATACTTTGCCATTGTGTCGCACTTTCGCACCTGTTTTGTATTCCGGTATCATATTCCAAACCGGATATTGAAAAACGAAATCATCCGGGACGATTGCCCGGACATTATCCAAAGTAACAAGGGGGTGCGCACCTTGAAACGTCAAACCGCTTTCCGTCTGCGTTAAATTGTCGTCTATCGCCTTTGCCGGGTCGTATGATTGCTCCCACCCGCACACATTTTTTAACGCTTCGCATATTTCATTTATTCTTATCATAAAAACGCCCATTTATAACCTCCAACACTATGAGAATAATAAAATTTACCTCTTATGTTTTTGGTTGGTTTATTATTTAAGTGCCTTGATAACTGGCTGACATTAACACCAATTTTACTTGCTGCAATTTTTATACTATCATATTCTGCAATTTTATTACCAAATATATCAAATTGAGCAATTCGTTTATTTTTATGTTTATTAGCTCTATAATTACGTGTGCCAAAATTGTGATTATATGTGTTATCACACCATTCCAAATTATTAACGTGATTGTTCGATTTGTTTTCGTCCTTGTGATTGACTTGCGGCAAATTGTCCGGGTTCGGAATAAAAGCCGCAGCAACTAATCTATGAACCATTATTTTTTTAAATCCATCTTTCCTATTTCCTAATGAAACACGTAAATAACCTTTTTTTGTAATTTCAGGTGCTAATATACGTTCGTTATAAACTCTACCTAATCTATCTACACGATATAAGCTTTTAACTCTTCCGCTGCTACTGATTTGGTACAAACTTTCATAACCTTTAATTTCTTTCCATTTTTCCATATTGCAAATATAACACGTTGTTCCCATATTAGGAATTAAGATTGCAATAAATAAGGGGGCGGGGATAACCACCCCGTCCCCTCGGTTAAATAATTGTTCCGTTTTCCGGCTTATGCGCCTGTACCCCCGGCGGGAAATTCCCCGGCGTTGGTTACATATACGGGCATACCCAACGGTTCGTTCTGGTTGCGTGCTGCAATCTCGGCTTTGATAATCGGATTTGCCACGGTGCCCGGTTTGCTGTTATATGCTACCATGTAGGCAACATCAACGCTAAATCCGAAATACTCCTTAACGGCACACGTCAAATCGGCGGTTGCGCCGCCCATAATCGCCGATTGGTCGCCCACGGCGGTATAATAATGCGAACCAACGGGCAAATCAATGTACGGCAATCGTACAATGTCCCATTCGTGGAAATTCGCACGGGTGCGGCGGTATGCTTCACGGTCAACACGGGTTAAGATACCAACGTTTCCATCAGCAACGGCAAACATGGTTCCCATTTTGCCCTCTTCGTCGGTTACGTTGTTGGTATAATGCAATACTTTGTTATCGTATTCCATGCGCTTATTAACGTCGTTGTAAACGCCATGTTGCGCCAACTTGCGAATTAGGCTATCAACCCCCGCATTTGCGATAAGGTGGATATATTCCGGGTAACAATTCGCCCGCATGATTGGGTTAATGTCGCCCAAAATCTCGGTTGCCATTTGGGTTGGCACTTGAATAACATTTCCGGTCTTCGTGTAATTGAGCAAAGTTTTGAAAACCTGCGTTTTGTTCGCCTCCAATGCGGCAACGGCTCCTTTATCCAAAGCATCCGCCAACGCACGGGTTGTTTTCTCCATTTTGCGCATGAAATCATGTTGATACGAAATTTCATTGTTTGAATACGCCGCCGGAACCATCGTAAACCCGATTGCATAGGTAGCCCAAGCAAGCGTTACCAATGCGGACGTATTTTCATTATCAGCAATAACGCATGAACGCACGTTGCTAACTTGTACGTTTTCGTCATAATTGATAACCGGAACTTGTACCGTGTTGCCGATACTTACTAACGCCCTATCTCTCAAATTAGGGCTAATAATTGAGTTGGGGGCGTTGGTTTGCTCAATGAAGAAATCCAATGCGCCGTACTCACACGGGCGGAACATATTACGGTCTAACTCCGGGTTCTCTATCCGCCAATTCTGTACTCTTGTTGCAATTAAACTCATAGTTTAAAAAAATTAATTGTTTATAAAGCGGGTTTACCCTTTACCCGTGTTGTCTTTTACTTTTCCGGCAATGCGGCAATATTGTTATCCTGCCATGCCTGTTTCATTGCGGCGTCGAACTTTTCGGAACCCGCCGTTAAACCCTGCGCCATAAGGTTTGCGGCGATTGCTTCGTAAGCCTCGACACGGGTTTTTGCGCCCGTTACGTCAATGGTTGTTCCGCCACCACCGCCGGAACCGCCCGCCGGGGGATTGGTTCCGCCGCCCGCCGCTTGGCGTCCCTTATCCAAAATACCCATTGTTTCCAATTCACGGGTCAAAAGGTCGCCGGGGGTGTACGGGTTCAACTGATTGTTCGGGTTGCGCATAATTGCGCCGCTTTCGTCCTTAAAAGCAATGATTTTGCCGCCTTTGCCGTCGTCGATATATTCGGGGTTCATACCCTTGATTTTGTCGATTGCTTGCGCTAACAAAACCTTTGTTGCGCTTTCGGGCAATCCCGGTTTGAATTTCAACCCGGCGGTTGCGGTCTGCAATGCGCCCTCGATACGAACGCCGAACAACTCCGTTTGGAATTTCTTTTCGGCTTCATCGTACTTGCTTTTGAGGTCGTTAAACTGCGTTGTTACCGCCGTTAAATCGGCTTTCGCCTGTTTCAACGCCTTTGCCGTTTCCGCATCGGTCGCACCGTCGGCAATTGCCTTTTCCAAACGTGCCTTTTCTTTCGTCAGACTGTCGATTTGGGTTTGCAATGCGCTTGCGCTTTCCGCTTTGGTTTTGAACTCGGCGACCACACGTTTTGCGTAATCAAACGTCTTTTCGGTTCCGTTCTTTGCGATACCGGACGCCGCCAAAATATCGGCATCCAATCCGCCGTAAATTTCGCCCGTCTTTTTGGCAATAACGCTATTTTCGTCGTTGGCGGACAATGTTGTAATTGCCGCAATTTGTTCGTCCGTCAAACCGGACAAAGCCGCATTTGCAATTAAAATTTCTCTCGTTAACATAATATTCTTACCCTTTGAATTAATTAAGTGCGATTGCTGATACTGTTCCGCTGTTTGCGTTAATAATATCAATTGTGTATTTTGGGGAATTCTCGGTTGTGTCAACCAACCAACTAACGACACGTGCATGGCTGATTTTCTTTTCAACCTCTTTTGTTACTAAAATGACGTCGGCAATTGTTCCGCCCTCAATACATTCAATCAACTTTTTCTTTGTGTTGCTATCCAATGCGGTGGCGGTTGTTGTTACTTCAATAACCAAATTGTCCTGCTGTGCAATCTGTGCCATAATCGTATTTTTAATAGTTTAATACTCTGTTACTTTTTCGCTCCGGGTTTGTCCTCGGCTTCTGCCTTTGCCTTTGCATCGGCTTTGGTTTCTTTGGCGGGTTCCGCCGGGATAACTCCCACCGCTTTCAGTTCTGCCAAAATCTCGGCTTTCAACGCTGCCTTTTCCTCGGCTTTCGCTTTGGCATCGGCTTTGGCTTTTTCCTCAGCGGCTTTGGCTTTTTCTGCCTTTGCCTTTTCGTCCGCCTCGGCTTTCGCTTTCATGTACTCGTTGGGGTCGTGCAATACGGTAATCGTGTAACCCTGCTTTTTCAGATTGTCGGCAATGCTATTTTCATAACCCTTTTTGCCGAACTTCTGAATACGGGGAATTGATAACCGTTTGCCCGTTTCGCTGTCGAATTTCTTAATTTCGATAACGCAATGATACAAATGTTTCTCATTGTCCGGGACAATGTAGTTTTCGGGCGTAACGTCGATAATCGCAACGTCTTTAGTTTTGCCCTCGCTTACTTTCACTAGCATAGTCATTCATTTTATTAATTATAAAATTTATCTTAGAGTTGAACGGCATATTATACCCAAACTCTAACACGTTCAAATATTCACGCTCAAATCTGCGTACAAAGTTAGCAAAATTCAACTTTATACGCATATCGTTTTCGCTGATAATCTGTTTGCCGTACAAATCCAATACCTCGTTACGGGTTAAATGTCGGTACGGTTCCAATTCCGCCAACGTCAACATACGTTGCAATTGGGTTGGATTGTTCCGGTATTCCGTTTCGATAATTTGGTTTTGTAGGGCGTCTAATTCCGCCTCGCTTGCGCCGCTTTCCTTTGCCACTTTGTAACGTTCCCGTAACTCCGTTGCGTTGGATAAATAAAACTCCGTGCCGTAATTGACTTTTGCAGAAACGAACAAACCGCCATACCGCAAACGGCAAACGGTTTCATCGACGAACTGTTGGGCGGCTTCAAAGCCTTTTTTCACTCGGTTTAATACCGTGCTTTGGCTCTCAAATGCGGCTTTAACCTGTTGTTCGTTGAATGCCTCCCGTTGGGTTACTTCCTCGTTTTGTCCGACGACGGCGGTAATAATGTTTTCCCGCAATCGCTTTTCTTCCTCAACGTTATAATCCAAACTTGTACGGTCAACGGTCAACATTTGTACCGGGTTCCGCAAATCGGGTTGTTTGTCCCCGTCCGGTATCGGTATTTCAACAAAGGAACCCGCCCCGGTAATCCGTTTGTCGCCGCACTTGGGGCAACGCATCAATAACCCGGCTTGGTCTAACCTGTAATACCCTTGTTTGTCTTTCAAAAATCCACCGTCGCAATAATCGCCGTTTTCGGCGTTTGTAAAATCGCACGATTGTTCGTAACCGGAATATATCGGGTACGCCCCGTACATATCCAAATGCCGCTTCGATATATGGAAAAACAAAAACCAATCCAACGCCTCCAATTCTTTTGTTAGCGGGGATTGTTTAACGTCCGGTTCTCGCAAATTCATTGGCTCGTTCCAAAAGAAACGGGCGGGGCAATAGCGCAAATCGTGTGGGTTATCAACCAATAATTCGCCTATGTTGCCGCCGTCGTCCTCTGCAAATACTCTGTATCGTTCATCGTCAATAACTGCAATACGTTTATCGGGTTGGCGGAAAATTATCCAATCCATAACCCCGGTTGTCCGGTTTGCCTCAAAGGTTATGACGCTTTCGATAGGTAGCCAATAAAAATACGGGGTCGGGTATCGGTCGGCGGGGTTTTGCTCGGCGGGCAAATCAACTATTAAGACGCTGTTTATTTCCGTCTTGAAAAACTCCCAACCTTTTGTATTCCAAATTTCCGGCTCCTTTAATACATCTTGGCGGTAATACTCCCAATCGTCCCGTTGTTCCGTGTTTTGAAATTGATAGTTGAACGCCGGGTTACGACCGTCGAAAATACGGCTTAACTTATCAAAACAAATGCCCGTTACCTCGTTGGTACGAACGGGGTAACGGAACAATGTTTTGAAGATTTTGAATTTATCGTGCGGGATAAGATTTTGAACCCATGCCAAAAAATCGGTCGTGGGTAAACACATTAAGGGCGTTACGTTGGTTTGGGCGTGAAATTTAATGCGGTTTTGGTGTATGACCGCTTTATTTATCGTCGCCTTTTTCCTCGGTTCCGTTATTTCCTTTCTTATGCGTTTTATATCTAATCCCATTTTCTTTGCTAAATTCAAAAGGTGTTTTTTCGGGCAACTGCCAACCGCCATTGTTAGGCATCCGCAATAGGCGTTCGGCGTGGTTAATCTCAAATTCTTCGGTCTTGTTAAGGGTCGGACACTCCAACACGACCTTTGTAACTTTCGCCGTCATTACACTTATGCGGGTTTCAAATCCGTAAGCGGGTTAAACGCCGGGGCAACAATCGCCAAATCGTCCGACCAATTCGGCAAAAACGACCATTGTATTGCGTTGCTGTCCGGGGCTTCCAATCCGCCCAACGTCTTATCGCCGATAAACAACGAACGTATCGGTATCGGGTAATATGTACCGTCGGCATCCCCCTTGATTGCGCCGATTACGCCGTTTTCGTCGAAAATGTAGATACCCAAATTGTCGCCCCAACTTTCGCATTGCATTTCCTTTAATGCCTTGATAACCTCCTGCGGGGCTTTGCGGATAACTCCGGTAAACGGGGTTGGTTCACGTCCAATAATTTCTTCGACGCCTCCCAACGTTTCGTTACCGCCTCCAAAGGTGCGGGCGGCTCCCGCCTCGGCGGTCGGGGCTTGGATATACGGCGAAACAACTACTTTCGTGCTATTCTCCGCCGATAACAGGGGCGTCCACGACGCTAACGCCGTAATCGCTTTTTCACTCGTAAAACTGTTTTTGCTTCCGTCGTCTTTCAAAAGACGTTGAAAAGCCACTTTCTGAACCTGTCCGAAACTTTCCGAACACGTAATTGCGGGTACATCGGGCAACGCCGCCGCCGCTGGACATTTACAAATCATACTTCTTTGTTTTTAACGTTAAAAATATTGTTACTTTCTCCGGGGCTGTCCCTTTGCCCCCTTGTTTCGGTTACAAAGTTATAAACTTTTTCCCGGATAATCTTGCATATCTCAAAAATATTGCTAATTGCGTCGTCTTACGCCTCGGTTTGCGTGTGCGTATGGCTGTATATTGCCGTCCGCAATCTCCTTTTCATATATCCCGGTCAATCCGTCCTCCGGGTCGTCGTGCGTGTTGGCTCCGAAATTGCGCAAAAATCCGGTTACATGGTCGTAAACGGCTTTGTACCGGGTTTCCCAACCGAACGGCATAATTATATGTTGATTAACCATTGCGGACGCTGTTATTATCCGGCTTTCCTTGTTGCCCCCTTGATAAAACGGGTCGGTAATCGCCCGGACTTTCTTTTTGATAACCTTTTCATAACCCGCACCACCGTTGTTGCTCTCAACCCACGCTTTTTGCGTCCCGTTCCGGTTAATCATCGCCGGGACGGTTACGGTTGTAACGTCCGTATTTTCGTCCGTCATTTCCATATCTGTAATAAGGGCAAACAATATCGGCTCCATGCGCTTTGTTTTCTCGTTGAAAAACAGATTGTCGGACTTATACACGTCATACGTTGCGGCAAACAACAGGTCGTCGCCCTCGTCGGCAACGTCAATGTATGCGCCGGAACGAATGTACGTGCCGTAATCGGATTTTTCGACCCACGTTTTGAAAGGTTGGTACAATCGACCCTCGGCGGAACCGGGGTTGCCTTGATACAGGCATTGAAATTGCACCGGGTCTAATGCCTTTTGCGCTTCCAACTTTTGCTTACTGTGTCGGCTTTCCCATAATGCCGCCCCCGGTTCCCGTGGGTCTATCTCGGTCGGTTCCCCGGTTTTCAACCCCTCAAAGTTTATGCGCACCCACGCCCCCGGCGTTACGTCCTCCAAATCCGCCCAACACTTAACATCAATAATCGTTTCGCCGCTCTTTTCAATGCGCCCTATCAAATCGTCGTCGTGCCAACGGGTAAATACAATCAATTCTTGACTATCATTGTGTAAACGGGTGCGTACAACGGTCGTGTACCATTTCCACGCCGCCGCCCGTACTATCGGGCTGTTACCCTCGGCGTAATCTTTATACACGTCGTCCAATATCGAAACGTCCACGGTTTTAGACGTCAGCGAACCGCCACGACCGACGACACGCAACGACCCCTTACGCCCGACCATTTCGATAACATCGGAATTGCGCAAATAGGTATTCGCCATTGTTACGACGTTCGACCCATTTAAGTACGTGCCGGGGAATAATTCACGATACCGGGGCGTGTCGATTATTCGTTGAACGTCCCGGTTAAAATCCCGTGCGATTGTCGCCGCATACGAACCGATACATATTTTGCGGTCGGGGTCTAACCCCAACATAAATGCGGGTAATTTGCGGCTTGACCCCTCCGATTTGCCATGTTGCGGCGGCTGTTGTACAATCATCTTTCGTATTTTGCCATGCGCAAACATATCCAACAGGGTATAATATACAACATGAAACGGTTCCAATACCAAATCCGGTTGCATATACCGGGCAAAGTTGATAAGACGTTTACGGGCGGCGGCTCGCACCAATTCGCCGGGGTCTGCCTTGATTGCCTCGTACATCTTCAATAATTCCTCGTTGCTCATGGTCGTACAATTTTATCGGGTGTAACTATCAATTCGCCGGGCTTTTTCGGTATCCAATTCAAACACGCCGTTTCGCTCCTTATCCGGGAACGGTTCGGGGTAAACGGACAACGGCAACAAATCGGCAATCTATTTGCAACATCTAAATTCTCATGGTCGAAATACCAAACACCGTGTCCGCAATCCCCGCAATAATGGTTCGTTTTGGTTACAACCTGTTTAACAACATTCATTCGCTTTGCCATTATTGCGCCCCTCCTTTCTCGGCGATTGTCTTTTGAAATTCGGCGGACTGCAATTTGTCGGCGACGGCAAACAACAGGTCGTCCGGGATTGCCTTAACATCGTATTTCGGTTTATCGTCGTCCGTCCCGGCGTTGTATCCGGGTATCTCGATTTTAACGGGTGCATCAAATCCCAACATCTTTGCCCGGCGTTGTTGAATGTTCAACAGCAAGTCCAAAAACCGGGGATTGCCCGCCGACGTTTCAACGGTCGTTTCGTCATACCCGTAATATTCCGGGTCGCCGTCGGTCGCATCCGTTTTGATAGGACGCCCCCGGTTGGTTTTCTCTTTGGTGCGCTGCTTTCCGGTTTTGGATACCTCCCACGCCTCCCACGCTTGTTGCTCCATTTTATCCAACTTGCGCAATTCCTGCGTAACATATTCGTCGATTGTTTCCAACCGTTCCCGCTTCCATTCGATAAGGCATTGTTGCAAATCGTAATAAACCATTTGAAAGGTTATTGTATAACCCATTCCACGGGCGGACAAATCCCGGTTCAATGCGTCCGCAATTTCCCGGTACGAATAACCACGCAAAAATAAATCGGCACAAAACCGAATGTCATAAATTCGTTGTTCCTCGGAACGTTTGTTGTAGCCTAATGGCTTCTTTCTCTTTTTCATCGTCTAACCTCTTTTAATGTCAAACAGGGGTCAAAATCTGCCTTTTACGCCTTTTCGTCCTTTGGTTGGCTCCTTATCGGCTCCTTTGCCTTTGTTCTTTCGTTCCGGGCTTTATCCTTTCCCCTGTTTACCTCCTTAAAACGTTGCTGGCCCTTTTGCAAGTTATTTGCACGGAATTTCCATTTTAAGAGGCTTTATTATCTTAACCAATACTTTCTATATCTCGGTGGTTATCTTTTAACCACGGGGCAAATTTACGGCTTTTTCGCCGCATTGCCAACCGTTTGTTCTCTCTCACATATAAACGGCAAAACCCCGGCTTTGTTTCCGGGGCTATTGCTCTATCGTCCTATTCCATTTTCATACTTTCCGTTTGAGCAATGAAAATGCGGTTCAACTCCTAATGTGATTTTATACGTATGCCCGTCTTTGGTTTCTTTCAACGCTAAACATACCGGGCGGGGTTTCCCGTTTATCGGATATTCCGGGTTAAAATAACGACACGTCCCGCATATCTTTTCGGGCTTCGATTGTCCGGGGCAATTACTTTTTCCCATTGTTGCCCCCTTTCCTTTTGTTCTTTGCCCGGCGTTTATCCCGTAGGTTCCTTTTCGGCATTTCGACCCGGTGTATTTCTACTTTGGAACCGGGGAACATCTTGCCGAAAAATTCCGCCATTGCTCGCACCTCCTTTGGGACGTCGAACGCCTCCGGCTTCTTATGCTCCGGGCAAATCCCCCGAACCGGGCAATTGTCGCAATCCTCATTCCGCACAACCTCGCCCGGCTTATCGGCTTCTTTGAACCCGTGCCAATTGTCCCTCCGTGCGGACGCTTCGGCGAAATTCTCCATTGCTTCAACTGCGACTTTCGCCAATATGTAATCCGGGGTATCGTTAAAATGCGCCTCCAAAGAATTACGGTTGATAACCTCGGCAATCTCTTTCAAAAATTTTTCTCTTTTGTTCATCGCTTTATTGATTTTTAGGTTTGTACTCTTGGCACGGCATAACGCCGCACGATTGTTCGCATTTGAACGCCTCGCAATAACCGTTCCCGTTGACATCCTCGTTTGTAAAGTTGGCGCAATTCCCGCATCCCTTATCGCCGGGTTCTTTCGGTACGCTTACGCCTTTCGGCTCAAACTCCCGGTTAAACTCTCTTTCCGGGCGGGTTGTCAATCGTCCGTCCGGTTCCCGGACAATGTAGTACGTTTCCGGGGCGTCAATGAAAATGCCGTTGCCGTCCGGGAACGAATAAACCGCCCGCCCGTTTGGGGTTCTCGGTATCGTCATGGTTCCGCCTCCGGTAAATCTCAACAGGTCGTCCAAATTGTCCCGGCGTACCTGTATTGCGTCAACTTCTAACAACGTGCGGCAATATCGGGTTCCCGCCGTGGCGTCCGGCTCAACTAACCGGGTGCGGATTTGTTCCGGGTATTCCGTCGGGTCGTACTCGACGTTGAAAACAACGGCGGCGTCTAACGTGTGGGTAACTAACAAGCGTTTCCCCAATCGTCCGGCGACTGCCTGTTTTAGTGCTTCAATTGCGTTTCCCTGTATCTCGGTTGTGTCAACCGTGATTTCGTAACGGTCGGGTTTTTCCTCGACCTCCGGTTGGCTTTTGGCAATATCGCCAATCATAACCAACAATTCCGCATCAAACGGGTTTAACTTACTTTCTGTCATGCTCTAATTTTTTATTCGTTCTTACTGTTTTCGGATATGCCAACCGCCAAAATATCGTTTTTCGGTCGGTTCTGTTGTACTTATCGCATTGCCTACCTATTCCGGGGCAATCTTCCCTTTGGATTTTGCAGCGAACGCAACGTTGCGTAAATATTGCGGGGTTGTTGTTGGCTAATCGTGCATCCGCCGCCGTCCATATCTCGGCAATCAATACCATACCCCGGTAAACGCAACGTTCGCCGGGGTTGTACTCTCTGTTTGGGTCGAACGGTTCGGGTTGCTTAACTCTCATTCTTTGCCCGCTTCGTTTACATAGTCAAACAATGCGTCCAAATCGTCCTTTGCGCCTTTTACGCAAATTCGTACCTTATCGCCCCCGGCTAATGCGGTTTCGACAATCTCACAATTATACCGGGGGGCGTTTATCTGTATCATTGCCGCCGTGGTATTCGTTACAAACTCGTTTCTTTCTGCCATGCTCTCGGATTTTTGAAGTAAATTAAATGCCTCCGTTGGTTCGTTCTCGCTTTGACACGCCCCCAACAAAAGCGTTGCCAAAGATAACAATAAAATCTTTGCTTTCATCGTTTTACCTTTCTTTTAATCCATATAAACCGTATGCCAATGCCGACAAACAATATTTTCGCCTCAATATCAACATAACGGTCGTAACCGTTTATTGCATCAATGGATACCCCAAATTGCCAACTATGATATTGCCAATACTCACGGGCGTAAACATAGACGCCGACCCGTCCGATATGAAACCCAATTTGCGCCGTATGTACGTCGCCATTGTTGCGGATAATTCCAACCTGTTTTTTACTCATATCTCCAAATATATTTTTTATAATGTTTTAAACGTCCCTTACAGCAACTAATAATATTTCCATGATTAAAACCGCATCTTTGCGCATCATGTATGCAATCCCATTTCTTTATAAAATTACCCTCTAAATCATATTGATAAACGGGTTTTGCATTGTGATTATCTTTTCCGGTTTTCTTAAACCATGTATTTACTTTCTTCATGGTTTCACGTTTATTATTAATTGCTTTTTGATAATTCAAATTTTGCTTTCTCGTACACCAACGTAAATTAGTCGCATCGTTATTGGCTCGGTTGCCGTCGATATGGTCTATTTCCGGCAAATTGTCCGGGTTCGGAATAAAAGCCGCCGCAACTAATCTATGAACGAAATATGTTTTGTTTTTACCATTATCTGATAGTATTACCCGCATATATCCGTTTTTACTAATAGATTGCTTTCGTATCGCACTTTTACCCGTTCCCCGATAATTTACAGACTTTATATTACCTTTGTCTGAAACTTCATAATTAGCGTTTATAAACTTCCAATTTTCCATCTTTTTTTTGCAAAGATAATATTAAACCATAATATAACAAACTAATACGTTTCTTTTATTTTATTGTATGCCTCTTTATCCAATACCATAACTTTAGGATATTCGACAATACAACCTTTTGTATATACGAGATTATAGATACCCAATTGCCCCTTAACCGGAAATTCAATAACCCGGCGGGGGTTGCGCATCAACCACCCGTACCCCTTTGTTATTTTCGCCCTCTTTTCCTTTGGAATCCGGGTGTTTTCCCAATCCTCCGGCGTAAACTCTTTTATCGGCTTCACGTCGTACAACTCAACCAATCCCAAAGTAACGCCGCTTTCCATTCCGGGATAAACCGGTTTTGCCGACGAACAAATAAGAACGTCGCCAAGGTATGACGTTTTTTTGCTTCTAACTTCAATTGATTTTCGCCCGTAAACAACGCCGTTTTCGTCTTTGTATGCCGCCGTTACCAAATCATTTGCGTATGGCTGTTTGACGGTCAACGCACGCCAACGGTCGTGTTTTTCGGGGTCATATTCTTTGCTATTAAACTGCATAACTTTATTTTTTATCTTTCCCGGCGGGTTCCTTGTAATGGGCAAAACCAATTGGTCGTATCGGTTCCGGCTCCGGAACGGCTGCGTCCTCCTTATTGTATTCAAAAGAAACAATAACCGTTCGCCCCTTTGTCCGTGTCCCAATCAGCCGGGAACCCTCCGGGATTTGAATTTTAATTTCGTTCCTCATTCTCAATATGGCAAATCATCTTTGTCTTGGTCGGGAATTGGCGGCGGCGGTGTTGGTGCGCCTCCCTGCTGCGTTGTTTGTCCGTCTTTCTTTGGCGACAACATCTCCATATTAAACCCGTAAACTTCTGTAATGTATCTTTTGACGCCGTTGTTGTCCTCATAACTGCGGGTTCTTATTTTCCCCTCAATATAAAGTTTATCGCCCTTTTTTACATACTCTTTTGCAACCTTTGCCAATCCATTTTGCAAAACAATATTGTGCCATTCGGTGCGCTCCGGTACTTCTGTACCATTTGCCGTTGTAAATGCTCTGTCAGTTGTCGCCAACGTGAATTGCGCAACCGAACCGCCGTTGTCGAAATCTTTATACTCCGGGTCTTTTCCGACGTTACCCATTAAAATAACTTTGTTTACACTCATAGAAATATAGCTTTAAAAATCCAACTTCCAATACTCCATAACGTCCAAATGTATGACGCAACCGTTAACGCCACGAACGTATAAAATACAATTTTATATCCGGTTTGTTTTTTGATTTTCATCTACTTAAATTTTACGCCATCCAACAAATATTCTTTTTTCATATCCGACCATCCGGCGGCATGATTTATCGCTTTCCGGTCGTCGTCGTAAACAAATCCAACTATCCAACCGCCGACGTTTGATTGTTTTATTAGTCTTACCAATTTACCGACGAAAAAAGAACGGTATCGGTAATATGCTGAATTTTCACTAACAAACAAAACCCGTCTTTCTGCATTTATTTCGGGCGGATTTTCGATTTGCGGGCGTTTCTCCCTTTCCGGGTACCTTTGTACCCTTTTAAAATCATTTTGGATTGAACGGCGGGAAATTGCCCCGTAATCGGGTGTTCTTTGTTTCGTTCTCATAATTTATATTTTTCTTTTTCTTCTTCTGTCCAATCTTTTTTAGGTTTTAAAGCCATAGGGTGCGTTTCCCTATTATATCTTATTTTTGGGTTACAAAGACAATTTTTACATTGTTCACATTCTGACGGTTCCATAGAACCGTATTCTTTCGCATACTTGCAAAGAAAACAATCTTCATCCATTTGTTGAATTACGTCTATTTGCCTTACTATATTTCTTACACAAGCATCTAAATCAATAAAATCTGTATATCTTTCATCTTGTGTTTCTACCGTATATCTATCAACAAACCTTATTCCGCTGTTTCTTTCATCATCAATGTCTTTAATTCCCTCGTCTTTCAATTTGCGTGATATATTTAGCTGTCTAAATTCCAAAATATCATTCAAAAAATCATTAAGCCATTTTTTAAAATCTTCCCACGTGTTCCATTCAAATATTTTGAATGTATCTTTTATACTCCCGTTACAATCGGGCGTTTCATCGCACCACTTATTAATTTTTTGAACTATTTTATTTATACCTTCCGGGTTATGATAAGGGTGCATTTGATATATAACACCTACTACTGAATTTATAATCAGTTTATTTGTAATTCTAACTTTGCTCATAATTTCAAAATTTGATACTCTTTCTTTAATAGTTCTATAACCTTAACGTTTCCGGGATAAATGCGCATATTTTTACGGTCGCCATTTTCCCAACGGTTGTGCATTTCAAAACAAAGGATATTGATATTGCGGGGGTCGTGCGCCATTTCCGGGTGCGAACCCCTCGTTAGGATATGCGAACAATAAACGGCGGAATAACTCGACAACGGGCGCAATGTTTCCTCGCATTGGTGCGGCTTATGTTCCCAAATCCACCTAAAAAACCGTTCGTTTGCCTGTGGGATATTCCCACGACCAAAAACGCAATACCCGAACAATTCCCGTTGGATTTCGACACGCAACCGAATATCCATTGTAAACCGCTTGTAATCCAATAGGGGGCAAAACCCCCTATCGGTTACAAATTGGTATTCTTCCCGGTCTGTTAGCAATATCGGCTCCATTGCTTACATATCCGCCGTTTCGTCCTCCGGGTCGTCCTCGTTAGCCGGGTCGCCGACCTCCGGGAACAATCCGTCCTCCTTTTCCGGCTCTGCGACCAAACCCGGTGCGGGTTCGCCGTCAGCCCCGAACAATTCCAATTGCGCCTTTTTGCCTTTGAACAAAAATGCGTAAACCTCGTTTTCAATGTCCGCAACGATTGCTTCCAATTCCTCCTCAAAACCGAACGTTTCGGTATTGAATTTCAGACGGGGCGAATTTATCGCCGTCTTTTGGTTGTTGGATACCGTGAACAATCCCGTAAGGACAACCCCAACGTTATCGTCTTGACCGGAAAAGGACACGCCCCGAACCTCTATGTTTTTCAACATTTCGTCGGCAAAATCCCGTGATAACTCGCTTTGCTTTTTGGTTGCTTTGAAATCGGACGTTTCAACCATTGAAAGAAAGGACGTAATATTAAAAATCCGTCCCATGATTGGGCGCAAACGGTCGAAACAATCCCGCAAATCCGGGTGTATGTCCTTTGCACTTTCGACGTGGTATTTGTTCGTGTAACTCTCATTGCCGATTGTTTCGGTAACTTCATAATGCACGTCTAACCCGCCGTCCTTTAATGTCTTTACTTTCGACAATGCAAACGCCTTTTCGCTTGGTATCAACATAACGTTTGCGGCTTTTTTTTCTTCGTTCATATTATAATATTATTTGTCGCCGGGAATCCGCCCGGCACGGTTTTAATCAAAATTCGTTTTCGTCCAACAATTCCCGTGTCTTACTATTCGACGGAACCGCCGGGCGTTCCGGTTCCGGGGTTGGTTCCGGGACGGGTTCCCCGGTTCCGATTGGTTCCGCTACCGGGTTGGGGTCGTGGAACTCAATATTGCGCCCGCCTTTGGGCTTTTCCGGCTCAAATTGGGCTTTGAGTTGTTCCGCCGGGTATTCCTTTTGCGCTAACTCAATAATCCCCAAATTAACCAATTCCGGGACGCAACGGCGCAACGCCCTTATGTCCTCTAATGCGTCATGCGCCGGGAATGTTTCGCCGGGGAATAACTTACTATATAATTCCTCTAATTTGGGATATTTTCCCGGTCGCCCGTTTGAATACAATGCGCCGACAAATTTAATAGTTTTCATCATTGTATCAATGCGTTTACCCTTATGTAATGCGTCCTCAACATGTGCGTCGTAATATTCCCGTCCACAATAGCGCAAAACGTTTGCTTTTAACATTGAACTATCAAAGTAAATGTTGTGCGCACATACAAGCGGGGCGGCGTTGGCATCCGCTAAAAATTCGTCCACAACCTCGGCAAACGGCACGCCCTCGGCAATTGCCCGTTCGGTTGTTATACCATGAATTGCGGTTGTTTCCGGGGGTATCTCGTAATTATCGGGTTTGATAATATAACTTTTTTCCTTATCGCCCAACGACCATGCCAATTGGACGACGTGCGGGAATTGCTCAAAATCCGCATCCCATTTCAAACCCTTTGCCGGAACCCCGGTTGTTTCACAATCAAAGAAACAAACATCTTTCAAATCAATTTTTTGCATAACCTTAAATATTAAATCGTTAATTACTGTTTTCGCTCTCATTGCGGTATTTATCCCGCTTTTTTTCCAATTCCAAAACGTCCCGGTTTTCGTCTATATACTTTTGGACGTCCCGGTTACAAAACGGTTTTCCGTCCAACCAAAGCAAATGCCAATACGGTACGTTTTCCATCGGTTGCCCCTTAAATTTACCTTGTGGCATCGGGGATTTGTCATTTAATTCATTCATTTTTATACCTCCAAATATAATTATATGCGGTTTTTACTAAACCATTACAGCAATTAGAAATATTACTTCTATGATAATTAAGTTGCCGTTGTATTTCCATCGTAGTAACCCATTCTTTGATAAAATTACCCTCTAAATCATATTGCAAAACGGCTTTACCGCCTTTATTTATTTTTTTGCCCTTATATGTGTTGGGGGCATTATAATTATTAGAATTTTCTTTAGCCGTAACCCAACGCAAATTATCTGCATGGTTATTGGTTCGGTTGCCATCGATATGGTCGATACATGGTTTGTTTTCCGGGTTCGGAATAAAAGCCGCCGCAACTAATCTATGAATTACCGCATTGTACTTTATTCCGTTTTTAGACAACGAAACAAAATAATATCTTTTCCTTAATGATGGTTTTAATATTTTTTCATTTCTTTTTCTATTCATATTACCGCAAATCTCATTTCTGAAAACAGATTTTACACGCCCGTAATTGCTAATTTGATACAACCCAACGTATCCGGGTACATCTTTCCAAATTTCCATATTACACTATTTTTATATTACATTTCGTTTGGGTCTGTAATATACAAATAGTATTCTTCACTTGCAAGCTGTTTTAGGAATTCGATATGCTCTATTAATTCCGCATTGCTTAACTCTGCAATTGTACGCAAACGTGTTTCGTATTTCCCAGTATCAATGTTTGGGGTTTGCTCATACATTATCGGCGAAAATTCCCGCAAACGTCGTTCGGTTTGTTCCTCTGTAAGACGTTCGCCCGCCTCCCAAATGGCGTGTCGGAACGTGGGTACAACATAGTTGAAATAATAGCCTTTCAAAGCCTCGGACGAACCGGGCGACGCAACAATGAACCGGGCAATTATCCGGGAACCTTTCCAACCCTTGAAAAATTCGTTTAATTCGCCCATGTACATTGCCAACCCGCCGTTATTATTTATCGTCCCCGTTGCCGTTATTTCTCGCTTTCTCATCGTCGATTAACTTTTGCATTGTGACATTAAACGCTGTCATTCCAACCGCACGGATAAACGCCCGTTCGCTCGACGAATACCCGGTTGCGACCTTATCCAACACTTTGGCGAAAAGAATAACGAAATTTCCCGGTTCCCACTGCCCGGTATTGTGCATACGGTCGATAACGTGCGCCCGCAACCTCGTATTATTCCGGGTCGCATCCTTACGGGCTTTCTCCCGGTCGTTCCAAAGGCTCGTTAATTGGCGTTTCACATTCTCAAAAAACAACGGCATTTTCAACACGTCCGCAATTGTCATTTCTTTAACTTCCATATTGTTTTGTTTAAGGGACGCCGGGGAACCGACGCCCCGGTTAATTACTCGGTTTCGCTGTATTCCTCAATAATTAAATCGTCCTGTCCTCGCTTGACTTCTTCAATAAATCCTTGATACCCTTCTTTCCGGGCTAATTCGATAAGGGATTGCAGACGTTTTGCGCCCAAACTTTCGCCCCTCGCAATGCGGAATACCTTAACGGTCGGATTGCTTGCGATAATCAATTTTGCGGCAACCTCCATTATCTGACTATCCGACACTTTCCCGGCGACAAACGGCACACCGTTTAACTCCAACCCGTCGTCCGTGAACGTCAACCCGGCAATCGGCAATTCCGATTTCGCAATAAGGGTTTCCCGCTCTTTGAGCAAATCCGACAACTTTTTTTCGTGGGTTTGGGCGACCTTTTCGGCGGCGTCCTTTTGCTTTTTCTTCGTCAGATAGTCCACAACCAACGCATTGATTTTGTTGTGTTCCTCGGCTTGTTTGAGGCGTTCGGCTGTATCCAAATTCTCCGGGTTGTTTTCCTCGTACTTTGCCAACCATGCGGCGGCGTTGTTCTTGCGGGTTTCGTAATCGGCTTTATCCGTTTGGATTTGCGCCAATGTTTCGTCGTATTTGTCGGCGGCGGCTTTCGCATCGGCTTTGCTCTTTTTCTTTGCCGCTTCCAATGCCTTTTTTGCCTCGGCAACAATCCGGTCGTATTCGGCTTGGGCTTCCGCCTCATACTTTATTGCGGCGTCAATCTCTGTATTCTTTGTTTCCTCGGCGGCTTTGATACGACCGGGGATTGCCTCCAATTGTTCCGTCCGGGTTTGCAATGCGGTACGCACGGTTTTCGCTTTCTCAATCAACCGGGCGTTCTCGTTTTGTTCCTCCATTAAATCGGCAATGTCGATTTTCTCGGCATACGTTTTGACGTCGCCCGGTTTCAACTGCTTTTCGGCGGCGGCGCAAATGGTCGTGTACGTCTTGACCTCGGCGTTGGCGTCCTTTCTTTTCTCCTTAACGGTCATAACCTCGGCGTCAATCTCGGCAATACGTTTTTGCACATTCTCCGGCAACAATGCCCGGACGTATTGCACTTGCTTTCGGCGACCCTCGGCGGTTTCAGACCACCGGGAAAACTCCACGGCGTCAAAATCCGTATATCCGAAAACCTTTTGCAACATACTTACGTTATCCGACCGCATCCCGGTTGTTTTCTGTTTGATTGATAACGTACCACGGGGGTTGGCTTTGGTAAACCGCAATTCAACGTCGTATTCCTCGCCGTCGTCGCCGACAACCATTTTGGCAAACCCTTTGTCCTCGCCATTACGCAACACGGCGTCCCGGTTCCCGGTCAACAACGCCCCGATTGCCTTTAATAGCGTGGATTTTCCTAACTCATTGTCCCCGGTAATGAAATATACATTACCCTCAAAATCTGCGTTGAACTCCTTAATTACTTGGAAATTCAACAATTCCAATTTCTTAATATACATCGCTCTTTAAATTTATTTATTTCCCGGAAATCGCCGGGTCGTTATGTTCCCATTTATAACCGTTGTATGTTTTTCTTTTCCCGTTACATACCTGTAATATTACATACTTTTGCCAAGGAAAAACACACGCATCTAAAATATTATCAAAACATACAATATTACCTAATTTATCAATACGTTTAACGGGATATAATTTTGATACACGTTTAACGTTCTCAAATTTTAGGTTCTCGCCAATAGTACACCAACGTAAATTATTAACATGATTATTTAATTTATTCCCGTCGATATGGTCAACACATGGTTTATTGTCCGGGTTGGGAATGAACGCCAAAGCAACCAATCTATGAACCCGCATAACTTTTAAACCATTGATTTTTAATTTTACAGTCATATAGCCACCGTTCAAATAAGGCTTTATTTCCTTATCATTTTGCGTTATATTGCCATTTTCAGCAACGTAACAATCATATTCTATTAAGTATTTACCTTTTTTCATGCCGCAAATATATGTAAAATAATGGATATACCAAAACTTTTACCTTTTATTTTCGGTTATTTTTTTATTTTCCGCAATAAACGCCCTATAATAACGCATTTACCCACGCCGTCAAACTCAACTAACATATTGCCGTTGCGCCCTCTTATACATTTACCATCAGAACGACGAACCGCCCGGCACGGCATACGTCGCAATTCCGGGCGGGTCAATCGGTCGCCTAAATAGATATAATCCATTTCGTCCATATCAAAACAATTTCATTTGTGTATCGGTCAATACAGCAACGACCGCATCAACTTTGCGTTCCCAACTTTCCAACGTTGCCAATTTTTCCGGGGTTGGGTTCCGTTGGCAACGTCGTTGGTTGTGCCGCATCTGTTTTACCATTTCCGCTAAATCTTTTGCCGTTATTTTTTTCGGGATTTTCGATTTGCGGGGCTTTTATTTCGTCTGCCATATAAGCAACCATTTGAATAATTAAACGTCCCTACGGGCTTAAAATAAACGGTTGTGCATTTGTTGGGGCAAATTTTCCAAAACCCAACGGGGGTTGTTTTGTAAAATGAACCGTCCAAAGTGCATTATTAACGTTGCGTCCGCATTCCACAACGCCGGGGTAATTTCCGGGTATAATTTCCCGGCAATATCCCGGAACCGTCGTTTGCGGTCTGCCTTTTCCTCCTTTTTCCCTTTTACTTTGATACGCAATTTAAGGTCGTTTTGCCACTTCATAGCATTAACCAAAACAAATGGTATTTCGGCGACGGTTATAATAGCTTTCAAATGCTCAAAGTTTTGCAACATCTTTTGAATGCGGTACAATTTACCCATATTTGCCCCGGCATCCCCAACCGTTACGTCGTCCGGGCGAACGCTCAATTTTTCCAAAAAGATAATCGGTATGCAAATCTCTTTGTAATAGTTCAGAAAATCCCGTATCTCGTTAATGTCTTTAGGCATCTTAATTGCCGTTGCGTTGTGGTTGGGTCGCCAAACCACAATCCCCCCATTGCTTCCGGGGTCTATGCCTATAATACAATCTATTTTCATTTTTCAAATTTCAAATAATGGTAAATATAAATTTCGTCCTTAATCATTCGGTCGAACGTCCGTTTAATCTCTTTACGCCGGGCAACCTCAAATGCTGTATAATCAATTTCCGGGCTTTGGGTTCCTTGTTTCCGAACATGGTAAACCGCAAATTCATTAACGAATCCACGGGCGGCACGTGCCAAAAATCGGTTATACGCTTCTTTGCGGTCGTCCTCGGTTTCTTTCACTTCATCCGCCAACCGAACGCCCAACAACCAATTATAAACAAACATTTCGTCGGTCAATCCAAAGACTAAACGCCCGGTATATTTATAACGCAAAAAGCACATTAAACAAGTCATAACCGATTGATTGCGATAATACCGGATTTGCTCCGGGCTTAATTCCTTTTTCGGTTCCGGTAACGCTGTATATGCTTTGCCGATAACTTGGTTTTGTTTCCGGCAATATGCGTTCAATACCTTTGCGAAATAATCGGCGTTGAATTGTTGGTAATGTTTCCGTTCGGCGTTGCCGTCCCTATCCTTTGGCAAATAGTCGTCTAATTCCCCGGTAATCAGCAATTCAAACGCTAATTTAACCTCCGATAATGTTAATTGCGAATAATAGCGTTTGAGCAAATCCAACAACCGGGTACAAATATACGTCCAATCGTCCCGGTTTTCCGTGGGAATGATAAACCCCACGTCCATTGCGATAAACCGGAACATTTGCCCGGTTTTGGCAATCAACGTTTCGTCGTCAATCTCGGCAATCTGTTTTTTTGTGGACGCCACGAAAATATACTTTTCAACCGGGGTTAATGCTTTGGCAACCTCCGGTAACTCAACCATCGCCCGGCGAACGTCAATTGCTTTTGCCGTTCCGCTATAAAGCAAAACGGCGGCGGATTGTCGTTTTTCGGGCAACGTTTGTGGCAATCTGTTTGTCTTTTCGGGTAATGCTTCCATGTTAATAATCATCTTTCAAATACTCAATAGCCCCGGCAACATTTAATCTTTGCGTTGGGGCTTTGTATTCGGGTTTCAAATGTAATTTTCCTTTTTCCTTGTCGCCACGTATGAAATTACGTGTTTGCGCAATCCAATCTTTTTGCATCCTGCCTTTGCTTGCGCTCCAATCGGCGACGGAATGATAATAATATAAAATATCAATCTGTTCAAATTCCGGTTTATCAAAGCATTTTTCAAAATCATCAAACTTTGCAAATCTGCTATTGACAAATAAACATTTCCGGGGTTCTGTTGTACCTCTTAATTTTTGAGGCGTATTCGATTGTTGGCTTTCGTCGAAAAATCCCGAAAATTCATTTTCGGGTTTTATATTATCATCAGATATATTATTATCTATATTATTATTTACGGTGCCGTTTTGATACCCGGCTACGGTGCCGTTTTGATACCCGGCTACGGTGCCGTTTTGTAACTCGGCACATTCAAAGTTGAATCTATAATAACATCTTTTCGCTTTGTTATTGACAAACATTTCTTTCTTTTCTAAAATTCCTTTTTCTGTCAGACTTTTAAGACTGCGTAAAACGTTTTTATCAGTAATTCCCGCCCATTCTGCAATATATTCGGTCTTTCCCATAAACCACGAATTGCCATCCTGAGAATATCCATAAATAAGGGCTGTTATTATCAACTCACTACCTTTCAAATCTAAACGGGTACGTAAAAAACCGGGAATTGTTATGTAGTTATTTTCTTTCATTTTCTTTGCTGTTTAAATATTCAACCATTGAAATATAATCATCAATAACGTTTTTACATATCCATTTTTTACCTTGATATGAAAATAGTTTTTGATTTACCCCATTTGCCGCATTATATGCTTGTATAATACTTTCCAAATCATAATTATTGCAAACCTCACGCAATCGGTAAATTGCTTGCCCAAATGTATAAACATTAAACAATCTTTGCTCGTCCGGGCTAATATCCGAAATCATGCTATTAGCCAATATTTCGGCTTCTTCTTTGTCGTCAACTTGGAAAAGAATTAAATGTGTTTTATCGGGTATCTTTGCCGCTATCAAATACGGGTTCTTTGTTATTCCTACCCTCAAAATGTCATTTGAAACATCATTGCATAACCAATAAACGTGCAATTGTCTTGGTACAATGTTAAAATCTAACTTTGTGTACCCTTTTTGTAAATACTCGTTGTATTTCATAGATAAAAAAGAAAAGCCCCAATTAGAGCCGTTACACATCTAAAAAGGGCTTTGTAGCTAATTAGCAAATGTCTTTCAATCGGTAACGGTCGATTGTTTTACGCCACAAATATAATACTTTATTTTTGTTCCACTAACTTCACGGGCTTAAATGCTTCTTTTACCTTGAACAAATTTCCCTCGCTTTCGTTGGGAACAATCGTAACGACCGGATAACGGGAACGGTCGCCGGGCTTTTGAGAAACCGCAAATTGTACGTTCATATCAAAGATAATTCCTTTGACAAACTTCTTTTCTTCCAATATGGCGTCGAATGTATCACGGATATTGGGTATTGTTGACGCCGTACCCTTTGTCGTGAATTGCCATACCCCGCCAACGCCACGAACCAACGGAACAATAAAAGTTACGGTTAACGTTACAATCCATCCGTCGCCGCCATTCTTAACAGCCCGGTTTGGGTGTTTTTGCGCAACGCCTGCCATTAAATCGGGATAATCTTTTGTACTGTATTGTGCATATTGTTTCCCGTTCCATACAAAGAACGTTTCCCCGTCGCCGTATGCAACCAATTTACCCGCATCGTCCCTATATTGATATTCTTCCCGGCATGACTTTTCCGGTTCATCATAGGCAAATACTATTTGTATTGTTTGCGGCTTTTCGCCGTATGCTTGCGTAAATAATCCGGCATACTTTCCCGTTGGTATGAAGTAATCAACGCTTTGCGGATAACCTTTTGCGTTTTTCATACCGATTTTTATTTGGCCGACACGGGGCAATATCAAACGGGATTGTTGCGCCTCCGGTCTTTGAATGCGCCCTTTCATT